ATCAAATTTCTAATCCAAAACTTGCTAAATGGATAGCAGATACTCTAGAATTTGATCAATTAATTCTTGAATTTTATAATGGTGTAGATCCTAATTCAGGATGGATACATTGTTCTTATAAAAGAGATGGATCAAATCGAGGGAATTGTTTAACAGCCTTAAAGCAAAAAGGAAAAGTAAAATATGTCAAAGGCCTTATGGGAATCTAAAAAGATTTTATTGTCTTGACAAAGAGTCTTCTATTTGATATAATATATTATATACACTAGAAATACACATAAAAAACATAAATGAAATTTTATATAACCGGAATTAAACGAGGTTTAGGTAAGTACCTCCATGACAGATTAAATGTTGTCGATAATTTCGAAGAATGTGATGTGTTTATTAATTGTAAGCATGAAGGATTTGACCAAGTAGACTTATTATATGAAGCATATGACTGGGGTGTATCAAGAGTTATTAATATAAGTTCTAACTCAGGTGATGGGATTAAAAAATGGAATCATCAGTATGCTATAGAGAAGGCAGCATTAGATAAAGCCAATGAACAATTATTTTATTTAGGAATGAATACTACTAGTCTTAGGTTAGGCTATATGGATACTGAACGAGTAGCAGAAGTAACTGAGAATAAGATGTCTCTTAAGTCTGTGCTTGATACTATTGAATGGATACTATTACATCCACATCGTGTTAAGGAAATAACAATAACACCTGACGAGGATAGTGCTCCTGAAAATATGAGGATATCTGATAAGCTATATGAAGCTACAGATATGTATGCAACACAACATAAACAATTACCTAATACATATAACCTTGAAAAAATTCGTGAGGAGATTGAAGACTTACCCGAAACAAAAGATGGCCAGCTAATGTTACAGTCAATAGATGGTAAAGACTTCTATACTGGTTTACTACAACTAGATAAGATGCCTAAGGATAAAGTTGAAGAAGACTTTAATATACTTAATGTACCTGAGGATTCAGAGATAGCTAGGTTCATTAATGATAATGGACTCACTAGAACTAGACTAATGATAATGCCACCTAAAGGATGTTATACATTTCACTTTGACCCGACTCCTAGAATACATCTCGTTATTAAGACAAATGAGTGGGTGTTCATGACAGATAACCAATGGAGACTATTCCATGTACCAGATGATGGTCACCCTTGGTACTTTGATACTACTAAACCTCACACAGCTATTAATTCTTCCTTGGAGGAGAGGATACATATAGTAGGTGTAGCTCCATTAAAATGATATAAATATAGATATGATTGAGAAAATATTAGCCGGTACGCTGGCATTATCTATAGGTGGGTGTTCAATGCTTGGTGGCTTTAACTCATTGGACCCAAAGAATCTAATTAAAACAGCAGCCACCACAG